TTGATTGGTCACCTTCATTCGAAATTATAAAATCCGGACCATTTAAGAAATCACGACGTCCGGGCGCAATTCCAACATTTCCAACTGAAGTAATATTAGAATTTGGTAGATAATCAAAAGTATCCTGCCAAGTATTGAAATAATACTGAATAGTTACGGTAGCTCCATCAATAGGAGCTGCTGGAAGAGTTACACTACTATTAGCTCCATCAACTACTGATGGGATGACTTGAGATCCACTAACTAAAACTACTACTTTAGAAGTATCAGTAGTAGTAATACCTCCGTCAGACCCATCAACAATAGGGCCGTTATACACACGAAAAACTCTATTTCTATTAGTATAATCACCAGGATTGAAGCCAAGAATTGCGTTAGCAGTTCCAGATCCAATCCTAATATTTCCAGATGTAGTTATCTGGACATGATTTAGTCCTTGATTATCAACATGTACAGATGCACCTAATCCACTAATTGCAGCTGCATTGATATCATTAGCAATGTCAGTTGCTGAACGTGTCCCGGAAGTCAAAGTAATAGTAGATACAGCAGTTGCATCATTTACATAAATTTCCAATGAATCATTTGTGCCTGATTGAATACTATAAGTTTCAGCCTTAGGAGCAATAAGATTCGCCGTACCCTCTGTCACCTGATCAGATACATCATCTGTAGTCCGAGTATCACTTCTATGAAAATAATAATTTACAGTAACAACATCAGTAGGTTGGGGTGCAATTAATAGAGAAATTAAACCATTCGTTCCGTCAACGGCAGAAACAACAACTTGTTCCCCATTAACATAAACGGAAACTCTAGTTACTTCAAAGGTAGTACGACCAACACCTTCTCCGTCAACTATTGGATAATTTCGAACTTTAAATTGGACTTTAGTGCCATCTTGTGCACCCAAAGTTGGATTAGTAGCGGTGCCACTGATTACCCATCTTCCCGATGGGTCCTCCCCAAAAATAGGGGTATCAGCAACACTACTCGACCCACGGATCATCTCAAAGTCGGTCTGAGATAAGGTCTCTTGACCAACTCCGATAAGAACAGGTACCCGAAGACCGCCCAATAATTGGGTCAGAACCGGCTCCTGAATGGTACGGGTGTAAACACCAGGGGGTGCGTAGGTGGTGAACGGTCCAATAGTCATCTCAGCTCCTGTTGCTTGAGCAGAAGTTTAAATATCCAGATGCATTTTTATGGTTCACAAAAGTATGAATATGGGTATTGATATCCTAATGCTCAAGCTTTGTCAAATCTAGAGCATAGAGAGCCTATTGAATTATGTAGGATTTTGTTGTCTAGCTTTTTTCCATAATTTTAGAGCTTTTTCTCTAGTTTCTAATTTTTTAGGATTAGTAGGCTCTACATGACCATCTTGATCTATTGAAACTGCAGTTGTTCCATGTTCTCTACGAACTTTATCTCTCGTTTTTTTCCTTTCGTGATACTCTTTCCATTTTCTATTAGCTGATCTTCCAATTGCTTTATCAAGTGTTGGATAGTCTAAATCATGAACCCCGGAATTTCCTATTCGACTAGGATCTCCCTCCGCTGTTCCTTTAAATTGGAAATTAGTTACGGAAGGAACTCTTGAAGCAGATTGCCCACAAAACTGGCACACACATTCTTCAATGTGTTCTTCTGCTTCCTTTTTAGTTAAAAATAACTCTTCAAAGAGTATCTCACATTGATCACAAAAATATTCATATGTAGGCATAATTTATATTACCTATTTAATACGTTCAAAACTAATATCTTGTCCAATCACAAGAGCCACACCGGCCAATTCCACAGGGTCACTAATTACTTTAGTCAAATCGGCTTCGTAAGTGCCATCTAAAAATCCTTTTTGTTGTTCTTCACTCTTAGATGTTACTTCAGCCCTGAAAATTTCAACTGGTAACGGAATATAGATTTCCCAATCAACTCTAAATGCAACCGATACAGATCCATTATAATAGTATTCATCAGTTTCAACATTATAAATTTCTTCACTTTCCCCACCTGGAGAAATGTCTAAAAGTTCAATTCCATCGAATCCCAGATCTAACTGGCGTTCCAGTATACTTACTACGATATAATCGCTTAATTTTTCTCTATCCTCGGAATCTTTTGAAAAGACTGTAAGATCGAAATTTACTTCAAACTTCCCCCCATAAACTTCTGCAACATCTGTTCGGCTATCATTAACAACAATGGCTAGTTTATCACATTCCTGTGCCCTTTCCCCAAAAGCCAATATCGCACCTGGCAACGCCGTAAGATCGGCCTGTTCATAATAGTATGGAAAGGGTCCTTGTTGATCGACAGTATACCTATAATCAGCGAATACCGTTAAACCAGTAGGAGTAGTTTTGAGAAAAGTAACAAGACCATCACTATCCACTGTAAAATCGACTCCTCGTAGTAATGGTCTTTTACCATCTAACCATAAACGAACAGAATTTGGAACGATATTTGAGCGTGATAATTGCCCTTCCAAATCAGCACTCGTTGAAAATGTGATCAAAGGTTCATCAGTTTCATTTAAGTATGGTTGTAAAGTGAAATACCCGGGAATGTTTCTAGCTTCATCAGGAATACTTCGAACTTCTAGAAGATAAACCCCTGGAGGACTGGGAAAAATATCACGACGTGGAGAAAATTGTTCTAAATATGCCTTATTCTCTATTACCCATTCAAGTGTATTTCCGAGATGATTTTCTACTTGTGCTTGCATTACAAATGAAGACAGGCGGCCAATATAATTATCAGCAGACAATCTGACTCTATCAGCAGATGTTCCGTCTACTATTACTCCTCGTCTTGGCCTTTCTTCAAAAGAATACTTATTTTGAACATTATTGGAATCATCCTTATATCTAGGATGATTATACAAGATACTTCGAATTTCTCTAATTATTCTCTTTTTAGTAGCGTTTGTGAGGAAGTTTTTCATAGACTCATCTCCCTCGACAATACGCCTTATAATAAATCAGATACTCAACCAGCCTGATTCTCCACAAGCCGCATAGCTATGTCAAATTTCGTACCAGAAATATCCAAACCGGCTTGTTCCGCCATGTCTATCAAATCGTTCTTATTATATTCTGCCACTAACTTGTTAGCCATGTCTTCTACCGAAGATTCTTCAACTTCAAGTACAGGTGAAGTTGACGGAGGAGGTACAGGTGATTTAGGCTTTGCTTTGGCCTTAACCTTTACCTCTTTTCCATAACTATGGGCGAGTACATCCTCAGATGTTTTCAAAACCTTAACTTTAGATAAACCTTGCCATTTCATGCAAATTCTTTTTCAGTAGAAGGGTAAAATTATTCCTCTGCTTGTGCAAGCATGAGTAAACCTGTAGCAACAGATGTCATGGGGTCAGCAGCATGCCTAATATCTGATACATCAACTGGAAATTTTGTACGTTTTTGTTCGAATCTCTCTTTAAATTTGTCCACAAATCCACCAGCCAAAGATGTGCCGCCACTGATTATTATGGGAATGGGCTTAGGAACCAAAATTTCACTTTTTACTTTATGAAAATGATTAATGATGCCATCAATTGAATGATCAATAAGTGTTTGTATAAACAAATTTATTGCCTCTTGTTCCCGATTTTTAGGCGATGTAATATCTATCCCACTTTCTTTCAAAGCACACATCTTAGCACGAGTAATGCTTGTGGCTTTGCTAGCACCTTCATCAATCCAATCCCCAGCTTTACCCAAACTAAACTCCAAAGCGCTCATCGCATTATAAGATAAACAAACATTTGTCATGCCCGAACCATAAGATATCCCTACTCCAGAAAAATTCTCTCTCTGACATTCAGAAAAAACTATAGCTTGAGCTTCATTGAAGGGTCTCGGATCATATTTTAATTCAACTAGAATTTTTCCTAAAATCGCCCTATGATAAGTAACATCAAATCCATCCAGATCTAATGCTGGTGCGGGAACTGAATAAAAACATTTTTCTTTTTCAATAACCGGAGCACCCAATACTTCTTTGAGCATTAGACCTATAACTTGTTGAGCGTCTATCTCACCAGCATTCATTATCCCTCTAGCCATTGGTCGACGTGCTTCACGATTAAATAAATTTGCTGTCTGTAAAGCATCATCTCCAATAACTAATAATTTATCCCCCATTTCAACATAGCTAGTCTCAGATAATCGGAGCATTCTTTTATGCTCTCGTTCTAGATCTATAAAAGCGTCCCTGATTCGACTAATTTCAACTTTTTTTCCAACTTTTCGAGCTGCTACAAAATTCATAGTCCCACAATCCAAACCAACTCCGGGAGCTATGTCCGATTTAATTTCATTGTTATTATTCTTTGCCATGATATCTCCGATATATGTATCAATGATCTATGCAAAACTTTACAATTTAATTAAAAACTATGAATTCATAATTTCCGCAGCTATAACCTCACCGTCTTTATTTTTCCATGGGAGAAAAGAATAAGATTCCGGCGAGTCATCTGTAAACCAAAACCACTCATCGTTTTCTGTTCTATGGATCCAAAATCCGATACGCCACCATGGATACCGTGGTGACATTGGTTGGTCTCTTAACCACGCAAGAAGACGACCAACGATTCTGGCAGGCAATACTATATCACAGATAGGAAGTATTCCCTTTTCGGAAAAAGGAAGAGTGCAATTGAATACTATAAGATGTGAACTTGTCTGTGACCATTCATGTTCCTTCAAACAAATTGGTAACGATGATCCCTTTTTTAGAGTTTGATGATTAAATATGCGTGATCCAATAATTGGACATTCAAAATCATCCAATTCATTATCGAAAACAGGCGACCAGTATTTGGATTCAGGAATGGTTATCCGATGTTTCATAATTCTATATGTTTTCTACGTTCTTGCTCTCGTTCAATTGCTTTTATGGCAATTTTCCAATCGTCGATATGTAATACATACATCGTATGAAATATCGGATAACCATTGATTGATCCCGGCAAGGCGTCTTTCATGTACCCCCATATCACTCCAATGCTTGACAACGCAGTATCAGAGTATCCAGCCAAAGCTCCAAGACAAAGTGGCATGAAAATAGTCTGTAATAGATGACCTGATTGCGATCCGTTTATTTGAGCACTGGTAAAAATTCTCCCAGCCAAAAAATCATCAACAAATGATCGGAGTTCATCGTCACTCATATGACGAACTTCTTCACCAGTGACATCTGGTAATTCTGGCTGGAAAGATCTATTTGTCATGACTTAGTATACTAAGTCAATTCAGCAATTTTCGTTATTTTTGCTTTGGCTTTTTCCCACGAAGTTTACGTATGGCTTTAGTTCCTTCATCTAAATCTTGTTTATCAACTTCTGCTTTATTTGCTCTAATATCGGACTCTACATCGTCAGGAACTATTTGAGAAGCTACAAATATTGGTTCACTGAAAGATGACTTTTTCTCGTTGTCTCTTCCTGAAAGGACACTATTGAATCGTTCACGTTGCTGTAAAACTCTCACATGTTCTGCAACAATTTCTGGAGCTACCGGAACTGGACGTTGAAGTAATGATTCTATGTATTCTGATATTTTCTTTACAGAAGACTTTATTTCATCCAAATCTTTAACAAAGATTGGAGTAGGATCAGGAGTAGGTTTCTTAACTTTTGTAAAAGGCCAAACAGGCATTTTGGGTTCATCCTTCAATTGTTCTACTTTAACCCAATTTTTACATAAAACCAAATCCTTTGAGACTGAAGCAGCATCTGAATGAACAATAAACGAACTTCCTCTACCGGGGAGTCGAACCCCGATGTCTTCAATAACTACACTAAAATTCATTTTATTTGTTATTCTACATCTATTCAATTGAATACCTCAAAAGCAAGTAATTAAATTCAGGAACAAACACTTCAGCTATGAGCTGCTCCAATCTTGTCATAAAATCGCCAATAATCCCTTCAAATTTATCTTTGGGAAATTCCACCTTTTTCTCTGTTTCCCGTACTGAACGACGTAATGCCACAGATAATTTACCAGTTCGGCTTACACGTGCTGACCGTGGTGCTCTTAAAGCAATTTCATGTTTAACTAATCTATCATAGGCAGTGGTTCTAGCGTCTTTAGCTGGAGTTCTAGCATCTTTAGCTGAGGTTCTAGCATCTTTAGCTGGAATTCTTATATCTTTCATTTGATAAACTCGGCCAGTTACACGAGAAAATTTATACCTTTGAGATTCTTTCTCTAATTTTTCTACTTCTTCTTGTTGCTGTTCTAATGCTTCTTGAGCCATCTCATCTTCCGAAATTACTGCTTCTATGTCTAGAACTATTTCAAATTCAATTTCATCTAAAAATACATTAGAATATATCTCATAATTTTTCAAGTATTCAGAACGTGAAAATCCGGAATCTTCTAGAACACGATGTAGTAATTTGAGACCTTCTATGGCTATATCATCTATTATACTATGGGTGGCTCTTTTTAAAGCCGTATTTAAAGTTGTAGATATGTCTGCCATGTTAACTAATAATCAATATTTTCCCAAGTTACTGTGTTTCCACGAAGTTCCCTTTCATCTCTGATGTTTTCTTTTTCAGTTAATACTGGCATTCTATCGCCTTGATCAGGAATGATGTACCTTGTTTGTGGGGCTTTTAAAAAGAATGGATCAGGAATTGGTACTTGGAATCTAATATCGGATTCATCAAAAGACGAAATCGGAAAAAACTGTTGAAGCTGATTGCCTCTATTAGTTGGCATTCGAACGGGGCCTATTCCATATCTGTCACCATTAAATTTAACAATAAAATCTCGCTGTGACAAAAGAGGACTTGGACCGGTCCAGGTATCATATGAATGTTCTTGAGTACGTCCTCGATTAGACTGGATTATGGATTTAGCCGAATCGTCTGGTGCAATAATTGCATCATAGGGACCATCATAACCACCTAAAATCCCAGTACCATAACATACTAAGCAATCACTTCTGGGTTGTTTATGAGTTGAACTATTGCAACCACAAGCCGCACCTACTTTTCTACGAATAAATACTTTTACTCTTTCTCCACCTTGATACAATATCCACTTATTACGACGAACAGCTTCTCTCCAAATCCAATCTAATTTTTCAACCTCAAAGTTATTTGTTTGAGTTGCTCTATTCAAAGGCGTTTCGATCAATTGCCCAGTATCAGCATTATAAGCAACAGTAGTAAGTCTATAAAATATTCTTTGATTTAAATCAGTAACTACTTCATCTGCTATGTACCTATAAGTTGCTAAAACTATGTCAGAATCGGATGTTGGAAGAACAGGCGGGAACTGCTCTTGTGTAACCACATCAAATGTCGGTAATATACCTAAAGATACCTCACCAGTATCAGCTCTAATTTGATCAACAAATGCTGCTTGTCCATTAACAGTAACTTGAACATTAAGTTCTGTACTATTTGGTGCTCCAACAGCTGGAACTATGACTATTGGCTTATACCTAGTCCGGAAAACATACTTACCAAC